GTATCTTCAACTTCTACTTCTTCTTGTTTAGGTTTAGTGTCTTCATTAACCACAACAATGTTTTCTTCTTCAGTAGGTTGCTCTTTTACTTCTTCTACGTCAGCTTCTATTGGTTTGCTTAAATCTAACTTAATAACGCTATCATCTCCAGCGCTTTCAAATTTAGATTCATCTACTGTTTCTTCAACCTTCTCAATAGGTTGTTCTGTCGTTTCTTCAACGATCTCTTTGTTTTCTTCCATAATAAAATTTTATAAAATATTAAATAATAAGGACTAGAACTTATCTATACCAGCTCCTCCCGTAACTATATCATTACCTGATGATTCAAACTTTTTAAGAGAATCACTCTGTTTTTTATCTTCTTTTTTTAATTGTAAATCTCCATCTTGACGTTGAAGTTTACTACTTAATTCAAACTCAAATTGCATTAATTCTTTTTTAACTCTAGCCTCTTCTTGTAAGTATTGTATTTTTAAACTATTTTTAGATTGTTCAAGCTGAGAATCAACTTGAGCTTTAGCTTGAGTCTTCTGAACTTCTGATTGTGCTGCCGCTTGTTGAGCTTGTTGGTTAGCTTGAGATTGAGCTTGAATATTTTGTTGCTGCATTACTTGATCTCTTTCCATTTTCTTTTTACGCTTAACCTTAAGAAGTTGATTTGCTAATTTTACGTTTCTTACATTACGTAAATCTATAGCGTCATCTAAATCTATTAACTTTTGACCTAAAGCAACTTGTATATTATTTTCAAGCATTTGTTTTTCTTCATCATCTGGTAATAGCTCTATAAATATACCAAAGTCATACAAGTGTAAATCAGACATCTCTTCCAACGTAGCAACATTGTGAGCTCCAATAGCTTGAATAAAAGCATTTTTAGTTGGTGAATACTCTATTATATCTGATATTCTTAAAGATAAACACTCTGCAACTTCAGCTGTTATATAAAGCATCGACTGTAATATGTGTCTTGTTGCTGTATTTGAATTAGCTGCTGCTAATTTTTGTATACCAACTAATGCGTTTTTATCTGGAGTACTAGCATCTCTAGCTTCATTTAATCCAGTTACATCTCTTATCATTTGCAAGTAGTAATTATAAGTACCTATTAGTGCTTGCATCTTTCCACCACCTGATCCATTTTGAATTTGTTGTATTGGTACTTTACCTGGATTTTGATCTCCATCTGAAGTAAAACTTCTACCAATAACAGAACCTGTTTGGAAGAACATATTTAAAGCTTCTTGTGGATTATAATTTGTTCCATTACCTAAATCTATTTCTGCTAAACCGTCAGCATCTAAATAAACACCATCAGGCACCATACGTGCCATTACTTGTTGTAATTTTAAATGAGTTAATTGAATCATATCTGCAAAACCAGTAACTCTACCAACTAAAGATTCTATTTTACCTTTGTATATTCTAGGTGCAACAATTTGATAACTCATCTTAACTGTACCAAAATCAGATTTAGTTCTCATCATGTTATCAACCATTTGCCATTTAAGCATTGTATTAGAGCCAATAACATATACACCTTCGTAAACAGTTTCAACAACTCTTTCTAGCTTACTAAAATCTCCATCCATACTTTCTACAGGTGGATTAAAAGTGTCATCTTTTTCAATAACCTTATCTGCACCTGTTCCAGTTTTCTTTAACTTATAAACATCATTCATGTGTGTTTTGTAATTAAAGTATAAAACCTCTACTTTATTTTTATCTGCTGTAGATCTATATCTAGCGCTGTCATATGTTGAAGAACCAGAAGTTTGTGATATTTCTTTTATTTCTTCTTCTGTTAAATTTGGAAACTCTCTAACCAGTTCGTTAATTGGAATTTCTTTAACTTCACCAACGTAATATATATCATCAAAGTAAGGTGACTCTGTATAAGAATACACTAAATTTGCTGGATCAACATATTTTACTTTTGCACCTTCACTAAAATTAAAAGTAGTTTTAGTAGCTGATATACCTAGTACAGCTAAGTCATATAAACATCTTCTTCTAATTAAATCATAATCACTATTTTCTAATAAAACATTTATAGCTTGTTCTTCAGCTAGCTCAACAGCTTGTTTGTAATCTAACTGCATATGTAAAGCTAATTCTTCTTCTGTGTCTGGTAGTGTTTCTTTGTCGTTCTCATACAAGTCTACGTTAAACTGTTGTTTAGCTAAGTCATTGTATTCTTTAGATTTCATATCTCTAAGCATAGATTCCATATACTCAGTTCTTTTACTAACACCATAAGCATCTTGAGAAAATGCATTTACCTCGTAAGACCTTTGAGCCATCCCGTTTACTACTATATCTACAAACTTAGGTATTATAGGAACTGGTTTCCAGTCTAGATTTAAATAAGATAAATCACCATTAATAGATAACTCATTTTTATATTTTTGTATTGATTGTTCTCCTCTAGCATATAACCTTAGTTGATGAAAATCATTTAAGTTAGCATTAAACTTATTAGTAGTTCCAGTGAACCACTCTTGTTTTATAGCTCTAGCAACTTGTAGTCCATATTGTTCAGAAAGTTTTTCTAAATCACTAACTGCTTGAGATGGAAAATTTATAACAGACTCTGTCATACTTTATTATTTATTATTGTTGATTGAAATCCTTTATTACTATATCTTGATATTGATAGGTTTAGTGGTTGTTTTTTTTGTTTTGGATTTGGTCTATACAAATGTCTATTACAAGCCATTATTGCTAGACCTGAACTTATAGACGCATCATGCTTTGTTCTCTTGTTTATATCAAACTTTGACCAATCATTTAATGTTTCATTAAAATAAACACTACCATAAGTACCGTCTTCTAATAAACCAACGTGGTCGTTGATATACATTTCAATTGCTGCAGCGTGAGCTTGTTTTATGTCTTCACTAGAGTTTGGCATCCCACCAACTTCTTTCTCTGTAACAGATAGTTTATTCCAGATTTTATCTGGTCTGTTCATACTAAACCCTCTGTAACCTCTTCTTCTTAAGTAGTATAATAATCTGGGTTTGTTATTCTCTGCTAGTATTGGCATACCGTAAAACACTAAGGACATTAAAACGTCTTCAAAAAATATTTCAGCGGTTTGAGGTCTAGCTATATACTCTAAAAAGAAAGTGTTAGCTGGAGCGTCTTCCATTGAAAACTTTGTTAATCCGTGTAAAGCACCTTTCGATCCTCTTTTATCTACTGTTCCTGATATATCATAAGAGTCACATCCAAATGCTCCCATGTGTTCATTGCCTGGGTATTTAACTCCGTTTTTAAGTATAACATTATTTTGCATTTTACCGCTAGGCACCCAACTCACTTTAAATCTACCGTTTGGATCTGGATTAAAAACTACTTGCGTGTCTTTAACTCCGTTAACCCATTGAAAATTACCAACAGTCAGTACTGATGAGTTTCTGTTTCCTTCGTTATAATCTATTTGCTCGTATATTTTTACTAAGTTAAATAAACTATTTTTAGTTTCATCTCTAAACGCATGTTCTTCTGTTCTAGGAAATTGACGATAAAATTCATTTAAAGCATCTTGATCGTCTCTTAAGCCTTCAGCTTCATTATTCCAGTGATCTATTACACCGTAATCTATTTCTACTCCTTGTGGATCAAGTGTTTGTTCTCTAGGAGCATTAAATACGGGTGCTCCATATTCATCAATGAACCCTTCGTAATTCCATTCCATAGGAATAAACAAAGAATATAATCCTGACTTAGTCTGTCCATTTCTATTTCTTTTTGTAACATCTGAGTTGTTGTATAAGTTTTTAAAATTCTCACCACCTTTATCAAGAGCATTACTTGTACTACCCATCATACATTTACCTATAATTCTACTACCTAATCGTAAACAGGTTTTTGTAACTCTCCAGTTGTTTTTTATGTTATCAGGTTTTTCCCACTTACCACTTTCATCGTGTACTAATAAAGAAAGCTTTTCACCATCATAACTATTGTCACCTGTGTTCTTCCAGTCAATAGTTGTATCTAAACCCTCCATATCATCTTGCTCTTCACGTTCCCTCATCTTTTTACGTGTAAACTTTTTAGCAGGAACTCTATA